ACTAAGGTGGTAAACTTTAACAATGGCGTGCCAGATAGAGAAAAGCAATTAGCTATTAAGAATGATGTAATGAATAAGCTAACTGGTAGCTATGGAGAAAAGGTAATTGTTGCTTTTAACAATAATGCAGAAAGCAAAACAACTGTTGAGGATATACCATTAGTGGATGCACCACAGCACTATTCTTATTTAAGTGAAGAATGTTCTAAGAAAATTATGTTAACACATAGAGTTACTTCACCATTATTATTAGGTTTATCTTCAGCTAATGGTTTTTCTTCTAATGCTGATGAAATAGAGAACGCCTCACGCCTTTTTAACAACGTAGTTATACAACCATATCAAAACCTTTTAATTGATAGCTTAGATACAATATTAGCAGTAAATGATATTAGTTTAAATCTTTACTTTAAAACTATTGAACCGCTTGAGTTTATGGATTTAGAAAATGTTGAAGGTGAAGAAGCTATTGAAGAACAAACTGGAATAAAGGAAGAAGAAGAAAGCACAGAGCTTGAGATAATGGCTTCTAAGAGTGTTTCAAACAAAGATAGTGATGAACTACTAAAAAATGCTTTAGATTCTCTTAAAGGCGTTAAAATGGATTCTGAAGAGTTTGAAATAGTTGATATTAGAGATTTAGATGATGAAAATGAAAGTGTTGAGGATTGGGCTAAATCAATGATACAATTAAGTGATGTTGTAGATAGTAAAGAAGATGGTTTTTCTACTTTAGATAAATCAATGTATAAAGTAAGATACAAATACGCAAAAGGTAGCAGTAGGGGTGGAGAAAGCAGAGAGTTTTGCAAAGAAATGATGAGCAGAACAAGTGCTGGTATTGTATATAGATTAGAAGATATTGATAAAGCAAGCAGAGATATGAACTTTAAAGCTGCTAAATTACCAATGCACAATGGCCAAAAGTATGATTTGTTTAAATTTAAAGGTGGTGTTTATTGTAGACACAAATGGCAAGAGATTTTATACAAAATTAAAAAAGGAAAAGAAGTTGGTAGTGATGATTTAGATGATTATAAAAAAAGTAAAACTATCCCTAAGAGTTACGAACCAAAACCAAGAGGTAGAAAACAAGCAAAAAAAGCTCCAGTAAATATGCCTAATAACGGACATCATCCAAATTATAAGAAATGAGTAAAGCACTATTTGTAACAAGACACGATATTTCAGTATTTACTGCTGCTAATGGTAANATNGATAANGATAAATTATTACCATTTATAAANCANGCNCAAGATATACATATACANAATTANTTAGGTACTGATTTATATGTTAAAATACAAAATGAAATAGTTGCTGGTACTTTAGCAAATCCTTACTTAGCTTTATTAAACGATTATATAAAACCAATGCTTCTACATTGGAGTTTAGTTGAATACTTACCTTACGCTGGTGTTAATATTGCTAATGGTGGTATATATACAAAGAATCCTGAAAATAGCACAGCATTAACAAAAGAACACGTTGATAGTTTAGTTGANAGAAGTCGAACTACAGCACAGTTTTACACAAATAGATTTATAGATTATATGCAAAATAACGCAGCAGGATTAATACCTGAGTATTATAGTAATTCTCAAGAAGATATGTATCCAGATGATGTTGCAGATTTTGGAGGTTGGGTACTTTAAAAATATATTATGCCAGATAACACAATAGAATGGGGACAAGGTGCAGTAAACAACAGCAACAATTGGGGTAAAGCAAAAGCTAATGCTACAAATAACTTTGGTGCTGTTTATGATGATTCGCCAAGTGGTGATACTAATATTGCTGGTGGTTCTGCTGTTAGCATTACATATCCTAATAGTGCTTATTGTGGCGATGCAAGTGACCCAACACCAACAATAACTGACAATGTAGGAGCTGGTACATTTAGTTCTACTACTGGTTTAGTGTTTGTTAGCACAACTACAGGTGAAGTTGATTTATCTACTTCTACTGCTGGAGCTACTTATATAATTACTTATACAGATACAGATGCAGCAACTGCTACATTTAATTTTACAATAAATGATTTAGATGATGCTACTTTTGCTTATTCAGCTAGTAGTTATGCACAAAATTTTTCAGACCCTACACCTACTATAACTGGTGTTACTGGTGGAACGTTTAGTGGTTCAACTGGTTTAGTAATTAATACTAGTACTGGAGTTATTGATTTAGATGCTTCATCTATTGCATCTCACACAGTTACTTACGACACTACTTCAAGTGGTTTAAGTGTATGTGCAAATACATCTACTCAAACAGTAAATATTGTCGCTGCATTAGCTCAAGTAAATAATGTTTATTCTATGGAGTTTGATGGAATTAATGATTATATAGATGCTGGAAACTCAAGTATTTTACTTTTTGAGAGAACAGATTCTTTTAGTATTTCAGCGTGGGTAAAAAGAGTGGGAACAGGTATTGACGAAGCTATAGTTTCTAAAATGTTGTCGTTTGGTAGCAATAGAGGATATTTATTATCTATTGGAAATACAAATGTAGTAAAATTTGTTTTGCGTAACAGCGACACAGGAAGTAATCGTCTTTTTGTAGATAGCACTTCAACAATAACAGATACAAATTGGCATCATATATTAATCACTTATAATGGTTCGAGTAATGTAAGTGGTATAAAAATTTATATTGATGGGGTAAGTGACACAGTAACAACATCAGGAACATTAAGTGCAACAACATTAAGCAGCGCACCTTTTAATATAGGTGCAAAAAATAGCGATAGTTTATTTGCAAACGCAGAAATTGACGAAGTAGCAGTATTTAACACAGCTTTAACAGCACAAGATGTACAAAGTATTTACTTAGCAACAGAAACAGGTAAAACAGCAGATTTAAACGATTTAACAACACCACCAGTAGCGTGGTATAGAATGTAAACTATGAGCAATAATTCTTACTATAACGATGCTTGGCGCATAATTAACGAAAAAAATCAAAGTTTAGTTTCTAACTATTCTATGGACTTTGATTCTGCAAGTTCAGATTATATAGATGCTGGAACTGGACTTGGCAATAGTTTAGGAACTTATACTGGAGATGCTTCTATTTCATTATGGTTTAAAGCTGACACGACTACAGGTAATGAAGGTTTATTTACTATGACACCTTTTAATAATTCTACTTTTGGCGATTTAAGAATTAATATAAACAGTAATAATTTATATTTTGTTAGTAGTGGGTTAACTGGTTACAAATATATTTCCTTTACAGACACAACAAGTTGGCATCACTTAGTCTGTATATTTAAATCAGGAGATACTACTAATTCTAAAATATATTTAGATGGAGTAGACCGAGTAACTACTGACGTTGGAACTTTTCCAAGTTCTTTATCTTTGACAGGTTTAAAAAATATTATTGGTGCATATAGAGGAACGTCAAATACTTTTAACGGTAAAATAGACCAAGTAACTTTTTTTGATTATGCACTTTCAGCAAGCCAAGTTTCTACTCTTTATGGTGGTGGAACTGCTATTACAAATCCAATGTCGTTATCACCAAAGCCAATATCTTACTATCAGCTCGGAGANCAATCAGTAGATAACGGAGCTAATTACCTTGTACCAAATAATAGTTTAAGTGGTAGTGAAGGATATAGTCCTTACGCATTAAATTTTGATGGGGCTGATGATTATTTAGACACACCACAAATTGATTTAGGTTCTACAAACACTATTTCATTTTGGATAAACACAACTACAACAACTCAAGGAGCTATATTTGGCGACCCCAACGGTTATGCAGATTATGCTTTATTTTCTCAACCCTCTCTAAATAGAATCGCTTTTAGATTAGGAAATAATGATTCTGGTTATTATCAGATAGAAGTTTCATCAGGTTTATTAAATGATGGAAACTGGCATCATCATTGTTTAACAAGAGATGGTGTTACTGTAAATTATTATATAGACGGAATATTACAAACTAATGTAATAAACAATACTTTAAATGCTTCTGCTGGCACGAACACAACTATAGAAAATATTTTTGCTATGCCAGACGCTAGTTTTAAATATAGCGGTAAACTTTCAAACGTGGCTTTATGGAATACAGCTTTAACATCTACACAAGTAACAGAAATTTATAATCAAGGACGTCCAAGTGATTTACACAACTTCTCAGGAACTGCTCCAATTAACTGGTGGCAAATAGGTTCAAATAGTTCTTTTAATACTAACTGGACTTGTTTAGACGAAATAGGAACTAACAATGCTGTAAGTGTTAATATGACAAATAATGACATTGTAGATGGAGTTGGATATTCAGCAAGTGGTTTAGG